ATGACCACCGCCGTTTCCGATAGCCGCATTCCGCCCAGGCGCTTCTCGGTCCCGAAGACCGAGCCCTTCCGCCATGCCGAGGAGGCCTGGTTCTGGACCATGTCGGCGCTGATCGCCCGCCGCGACGGCGCGCGCATCGTGGCCGGGCGCGGGCAGGTGCAGCGCCCCTGCGAGCCGGACGACGTGGTGAAGTGCCTGGACAGGCTCTATCGCCAGCGGCGGATCGACTTGGCGCATGCGAGGATCCTCCGGATCTGGGGGGAACGGGGGCAGGCGCCGGACCCGCGTTCCGCGCGCGAGAAGCACGACCATCGCCTGTGGCGGGAAGCCCTGGAGCGGCTGGAATGGCCGCTGCGGGTCAAGGGCATCGTGGCGGGCGAGGCGGGCTCCCCGGGGGGCGGTGGCGAGGTGGTGCATCTGGACGAGCTTTCCCGGTCCTGACGCATATGCGGGCCGAACCCTGCGGAACAGGTCCGCGGCAACCTCCGGGAGAAGCCACGGGGGACAGCCCTGGCGGGCCTGGCGGGCCTCCGGGGGCCGTGCCACGGCGGCTCTCGCATCGCCGGGCCGGTGGGGAACAGGAGCTCTGGCTGGGCTTTGGCGGCCGGGCGGACCAGGCCTGGCTGCGCCTGCTGCGGCCCGGTTTCCGGCACTGCTTCGCGGCGCTGCGCGACGGGGCCGGGTGGACGGTGATTGATCCGCTGTCGGGCCGGCTGCTGGTGACGCGGCTGGAAGTCGGCGGGAATTTCGACCTGCCGGGATTCTGGCGGCGCGCAGGATGCCATGTCCTGGGTCCCTTCGCACCTTCCGATCCGGCTCCCGGCCTGCCATGGTTTTCACCCCTTTCCTGCGTTTCGCTTTGCAGGGCCCTGTTGGGACCGCACGCGCCTTTCGCGCTGACCCCTTATAGACTCTACCTCAGGTTGCAGAAAAATCTTCATGCTGATGGGAAAATATTCTTGACTTCGGGACCCTGCCGCATGTAAACACCACGTCATCAACGGGCGAGCTGCGCCCGAAGGAATTTTTTCCCTGACCCAGGCTCAAAGGCCCGCGCCGGACTCCGGCGCGGGCCTTTCGTTTTGGCGGGATCTTTCAGGAGAGCGCGAACGCATGGGTGGCCTCTTCAGCGTGCCGAAGCCGGTGGTGGTCGCCACCCCCGTCCTTCCACAACAGGCCGCGGCCGATGCCTCGGCGGGCGCCGCCAACGCCGCCACCACCGAGGCGCGGCAGGACGGCGCCGAGCGCCGCCGGCGCGGGCTGGCGGGCACCATCGCCACTTCGGAGCGGGGCGTGCTGTCCCCCCTGCCCGCGCTGCCGGCGGCGGCGCGCAAGACGCTGCTGGGGGAGTGAGGGGATGAAGCCCGAGGAGATCCTCCAGCGCCATGCCCGTGCCCTGGAGGCGCGACGCCCCTGGGAAGGGGTTTGGCGCGAATGCTACGAGCATGTGCTGGCCACGGTGCCGGGCACGGGCGGCCCGGCCCTGTTCGACGGCACCGCGGCGGATGCGGTGGAGCAGCTGGCGGCCTCTCTCCTGGCGGAGCTGACGCCGCCCTGGTCGCGCTGGTTCGGCCTGGCCCCGGGCCGGGCGCTGACAGGGCAGGACGGACTCGCCGCCGAGGCCCAGGCCGCGGCGGAAGCGCTGGAGCAGGCCGCCGACACACTGCAGGGGCATCTGGACCGCTCCTCCTTCGCGCTGGAGATGCACCAGGCCTTTCTCGACCTGGTGGTGGCCGGGACTGGCGTGCTGCTGGTGGAGGAGGCCGCGCCCGGCGAGGCCTCGGCGCTACGCTTCCAGGCGGTGCCGCTGCGCGAATGCGTGCTGGAGGAAGGCCCATCCGGCCGGCTGGAGACGGTCTATCGCGCCGCGCGGCTGGACCGGGCGGCGGTCGCCGCGCGCTGGCCGGGCGCGGACCTGCCGCCCGCCGGGGCCGGGGAGCCGGACGGCCGGCTGCGGGTGGTCGAGGCGGTCTGGCCGGACGGCACGGGCTACGGCTTCGCCGCGGTGCTGGACGGGGTGGACGGGCAGGCGCGGATGCTGGCGCGGGGACGCTTCGCCCGGAGCCCCTTCATCGCCTTCCGCTGGATGAAGGCGCCGGGCGAGAGCTATGGCCGCGGGCCGGTGATGCGGGCGCTGCCGGACATCCGCACCGCCAACAAGGTGGTGGAGCTGGTGCTGAAGAACGCCTCGATCGCCGCCACCGGCATCTGGCAGGCGGATGACGACGGAGTGCTGAACCCGGCGACGGTGCGGCTGGTGCCGGGGGCGATCATCCCCAAGGCGCCCGGTTCCTCCGGCCTGACGCCGCTGGCCGCGCCGGGGAATTTCGACGTGTCGCAGCTGGTGCTCTCGGACATGCGGGGACGCATCCGCTCAGCGCTGCTGGCGGACCGCTTGGGGCCGCCGCAGGACGCGCGGATGACGGCCACCGAGGTGCTGGAGCGATCGGCCCAGGCGGCGCGGCTGCTGGGCGCCACCTACGGACGCCTGCAGGCGGAGCTGCTAACGCCTCTGATCGCCCGCTGCCTGTCCATCCTGCGGCGGCGCGGCGAGGTGCCGCCGATCCTGCTGGACGGGCACGAGGCGAGCCTGAGCTATCAGTCCCCGCTGGCGCGGCTCCAGGGCCGTTCGGATGCGGCGAACATGCTGCTCTTCCTGCAGGCCGTCGCGGCGCTGGGGCCGGAGGCGACGGCCCAGGTGGATCGCCCCGCCGCCGCCCGTCACCTGGCGAAGATCCTCGCAGCGCCGGCCGGGATCCTGAACGCCGCGACGGCGCCGTCGCCGTCGCCACTGCCGTCGCATCCGGGTTCCGACCCGGGTGCCGCCCTCGGCCCCGTCAGGGCCGCCATCGAGGAGTGACCACACGCATGACCGACAGCCTGCTGGATGCGGCCCTGGCGCCGGGCGGGGATGCCGACACGCCGGATGCGGCGGCGGTTCCCGGGGGGGCGCCCGGAAGCGCCGCCCGGCCGCCCGAGGTGCCCGAGAAGTTCTGGGATGCGGAGTCCGGGCGGGTCCGTCTGGACAGCCTGCTGAAATCCTATCGCGAGCTGGAGCGGAAGCTGTCGCAGCGGCTGGCACGCCCGGGCCCGGAGGCACCGGAGGACGAACACCGGCGCTTTGCCCGGCTGCTGGGCGCGCCGGAAGCGCCCGACGGCTACCGGATCGCCGAGCGGCACGCGTTGTGCTGCTCCGACCCGGAGGTGAACACGCGGCTCCACTCGGCGGGCTTCACCCAGGACCAGGCGCAGCTCGTCTATGACCTGGCGGCGGAGAAGCTGCTGCCGGTGATCGCGGAGGCGGCGGCGCAGTACGAGGCGCAGCGTCAGCTCGACCGGCTGCGCGAGGAGTTCGGCGGAGAGGAACGTTTCGCGCAGCTCTCGCGCCAGATCTCTGCCTGGGGCCGCGCGAACCTGCCGGCCGACGTCTTCGAGGCGCTTTCCACCACGGCGGAGGGGGTGAAGGCCCTGCACGCCATGATGCGGAAGGGGGAACCGGCCATGGCCCGTGCCGCCGAGGCACCGGAGGGGATGGACGAGGCCGGGCTGCGCCGGATGATGCGCGACCCGCGCTACTGGCGCTCCCGCGAGCCGGAGTTCGTGCGCCGCGTCACGGAGGGCTTCCGGCGCCTCACGGGCGGTTGATGCACGCAGATACTGACAGGAGGCCAACCGGCGTGGTGGAGTCGCGTTAGCCGGTTGACCCACTGCGGCGGGGTCGGTCCTGGTCCTTCCTCCACTTCCCCCCTCGGGAAGGCCGGAAACCCCGCTGCGCCGGAACCATCCCCTCCCCCCAATGGGATGGCCCGGCACCACAGGGGCGGGTGACGCCACTATCCCCCTCGGCGCCACCCGCCCCTGTCCTCTTTCCGACCCTTTCCGGCAGGCCCAACCCGGCCCGCGTCGCGCCCCAGGAACAACCCTGGGCCCGAAGCGGCGCCGGGCGCCTGCCGTTCATGCCGCGAGACCCGGCCCCCAGCAGGGGGGAACCGGGCTTTTGGCGTTTCCTCTCAACCTTCCCGCACGGAGAAGATGCGTGGGTCAGATCGATGCCGCTTTCGTGAAGCAGTTCGAGGCCGAGGTGCACGAGGCCTACCAGCGCCAGGGCAGCAAGCTGCGCCCGACCGTGCGCTCCAAGACCGGGGTGCGCGGTGCCTCCACGGTCTTCCCCCGCGTCGGCAAGGGCACGGCCGCGGCCAAGTCCCGCGCTGGCCAAGTGCCGCTGATGAACCTCGACCATGCGACGGTCGAGTGCTTCCTGCAGGACTACTATGCCGGCGAGTGGATCGACCGGCTGGACGAGGTCAAGCTTTCCTTCGACGAGCAGACGGTGGTGGCCCATGCCGGCGCCTATGCGCTGGGCCGCAAGACGGACGAGCTGATCATCGCCGCCCTGGACACCGCGGCGCAGACCGCCTCGGGCACCGGGACGGGGCTGACGGACGCGGACGGGTTGACCCTCGCCAAGGTGCTGCGCGCCTTCGAGATGCTGGGCGCGGCGGATGTGCCCGATGACGGCCAGCGCTATGCCGTGGTCGGCTGGAAGCAGTGGTCGCAGCTGCTGCAGATCGAGGAATTCGCCAGCTCCAGCTACATCGGCGAGGCCGACCTGCCGTGGAAGGGCACCCAGGCCAAGAAGTGGCTGGGCGCGACCTGGCTGCCGCATTCCGGCCTGACGCTGGATGGGGCGGTGCGGAACTGCTTCTTCTACCACCGCACCGCAGTGGGCCATGCGGTGGCGCAGGAGGTCACCACCGACATCACCTGGCATGGCGACCGCGCGGCGCATTTCGTCAACAACATGATGAGCCAGGGCGCCGTGCTGATCGACCCGACCGGCGTGGTGCGGATGCGCGCGGCGGAGTGAGGGCCGCGATCCCGGCCGGCTCCTGCTCCAGCCGGCCCGGGACGCGGCGCGGGGCGGGCTGAGGCCCGCCACAGGGCGCAGCGGCCACCGCCGGACAGGGCAAGGGACGGCTTCCGGCCTCCCTTCCCCCCGGGGGGCCGCCGCGCATCGTGCCGGGGGGCGGCTTCCGGCCATCCTCCGGCGTGGTGACGCACGAACCCCGGGAACCACCTGCGGTTGCGCCAGATCCCTCACGGATCAGCGATTCGTGATCAAATGGACGACGGAATGTTCCGCCGATCGCGCCCCGGAGTGGCTCCGTCCGGCCCATCCCACCCCACCCTCCCCTTCTCAGGATTTCTGTCGATGGCGCTTTCCGCCCTCGTTCTCTGCTCGCGCGCCCTGCTCCGCATCGGGGCACAGCCGATTGCTTCCTTCGGGGAAGGTACGGCCGAGGCAGAGGTCGCCGCCAGCCTCTATCCGGCGGCGCGCGACGCGCTGCTCGCGGCACACCCCTGGTCCTTCGCCACCGGGCAGATGGTGCTGCCCCGTCTGCTGGACGTGCCGGTGGCGGACATGGCTTACGCCTTCCAGTTGCCGCCGCGCTGCCTGCGCGTGCTTTCCGCCGGCAGCGGCCGGCGCGGGCGCGGGCTGGAATACCGGCTGATGGAGCGCCGCCTGCACGCCGACGCGCCGAGCGTGACGCTGACCTATATCTTCAGGCCGGAGGAGGCGCTTTTCCCGCCGCATTTCGCCCAGGCGCTGGTGTCGCGCCTGGCGGCGGAATTCTGCATCCCGCTGACGGAAAGCACCTCCCGCGCCGAGCTGCTGCAGCGCCTGGCCGGGAGCGACTTCCGCGATGCCCGGCTGGCCGACAGCCAGCAGGCGACGCCGCGGGCGATCGAGGACTTCCCCCTGATCAGCGTGCGGGGCTGAGCCATGCCGGACAGCCGACGCGCCAAGACATCCTTCACCGCGGGCGAACTCGCGCCCGAGATGCTGGGGCGCGGCGACACGCGGGCCTTCGACAACGGGGCCCGCATGCTCCGCAACCTGATCCTGCAACCGACCGGCGGGGTGACCCGCCGGCCAGGTCTGCGCCATGTGGCCATGCTGCCCGGCGCGGCGCGGCTGGTGGGCTTCGAGTTCAACACGGAGCAGACCTACCTGCTGGTCTTCCTGGACGGACGGATGCTGGTCTTCCTGGGGGACGAGCAGGTGGCTTCCGCCAGCGGTCCCTGGACCGCCGCCATGCTGCCGCAGCTCGCCTGGACGCAAAGCGCGGACACGCTGCTGCTGCTGCATCCCGAGATGGTGACGCAGCGCATCACCCGCACCAGCCACACCGAATGGACGGTGGCGGAGTTCAACTTCACCTGGATGCCCTATCACCGCTTCGCGCCGGAGGCGGTGACGCTGCAGGCGAGCGCGTTGGAAGGACAGGTGACCGTCGCCGCCAGCGCGGCGCTCTTCGTGGCGGCGCATCTTGGCAAGCAGCTCCGCATCGCCGGCAGGCGCCTGCGCATCCGGTCGGTGACGGATGCGCGGCACGTGGTGGCGGATGTCGAGGACCGGCTCACCACCACCGATGCCACAGCGGACTGGGACGAATCCGCCTTCGGCGCCCATGGCTGGCCGGTTTCCGCCTGCTTCCATCAGGACCGGCTGGTGCTGGGCGGGTCGCGCGACCTGCCGAACCGGCTCTGGATGTCGCAGTCCGGGGATCTCGGGAATTTCGACCTGGGCAGCGGGCTGGATGACGAGGCGATCGAGTTCGGCCTGCTTTCCGACCAGGTGAACGCGATTCGCGCCGTCTTCCCGGGACGGCACCTGCAGGTCTTCACCTCGGGCGGCGAGTGGATGGTGACGGGCGCGCCCCTCACCCCGGCCTCGATCCAGATCCTGCGGCAGACACGGGTGGGCTCCGTCACCGGGCGGATGATCCCGCCGATCGACGTGGATGGCAGCACGCTCTTCGCCGGGCGCTCCGGCACGGCGATCTACGAGTTCGCCTACACCACCGTGGAGGATGCCTATCAGGCCGGGGACCTGGCGCTGACCGCGCACCACCTGGTCCAGGACCCGCTGGACACCGCCTATGACCAGCGGCGGCGGCTGTTCCATGTGGTGATGGGCGACGGCAGCCTGGCGACGCTGACGCTGTACCGCGCCGAGGAGATCACCGCCTGGACCCGGCAGGAGACCGACGGCGCCTTCCGCGCCGTGGCCGAGCTCGAGGGCGCGGTCTGGTTCGCGGTGGAGCGCGGCGGCACGCTGCGGCTGGAGCGCTTCGACGACGCGCTCTGTACCGATGCGGCGCTGACCGGCGCGAGCGACACGGTGCGAACCGCCTGGCACGGGCTGGAGCATCTGGAAGGCCGCGACGTCAGCGTGGTCGCCTCCGGTGCACCGGCCGGGCGCTTCACGGTGCTGCGCGGCGCCGTCACCCTGCCGGAAGCAACCGGCACCGTGGAGATGGGCCTGCCCTTCACGCACCGGCTGGTGCCGATGCCGGTGGAGGCGCTGAACGCGCCCGGCATCGCCGGCGCGCCGCAGCGGCTGGTGAGCGTCACCTTCCGCCTGCTGGAAAGCAAGGCGCTGGCGGTGGATCTCGGGCGCGGCGCGCAGCCGGTGCCGCTGCGGCGACTGGACACGGCACTGCTGGACGCGCCGCCGCCCGCCTTCACCGGCGACGTCACGCTGCGCGCCCTGGGCTGGCGCAAGGACGCGCTGCGGCCGCTCTGGCGCATCGAGTCCGACGAGCCACTGCCCTTCACCCTGCTTTCCGTCACGACCAACACGAGGACCACCGACTGATGTCGCAGCTCGCACCCGTGGCGGGGCTGGTGGGAACCGGCCTCTCGATCTACTCCACCGTCCATCAGGCGCAGGCGCAGAGCGCCCAGGTCAAGACGCAGAACCGGCAGATCCAGCAACAGGCGGCGGCACAGTCGCAGCTCGCCGCCGCGCAGCAGCAGCAGGACACGCGGGCGCGGCAGGACCAGCTCGCCGGCACCCTGGCCTCCATCCGTGCCCGCAGCGCCGCCTCCGGCCTCGATCCGAACGACGGCTCGGCGGCGGCTGTGGCCGCGGGGCTGCAGAAGGACTCGGCGCAGGACATCGCCGAGGACGACGCGGTCCGCAACGCGCGCCTCGCCGCCGGGCGGCGCAGCCTGCTGAACAACGACGGCTCGCTGACGACCTGGCTGCGCGCGGGCTCCAGCTTCGCCGGCGCGGCGAAGAGCCTGCTCGGCTGAACCCCGGGCCCCCATTCCTTCAGGAGAGCATCATGGCCGAGCATATCCGCATCGGCGACGTCGCGCCGCGCGTGCACTACATGGCCGCCGCGGGCCAGAACGTCTTCGTCTATCCCTTCCCCATCTTCGACATCTCCGATCTGGAAGTGCGGATCGACGGGCTGCTGGTCCCCTCGGGCTATGTGGTGGACGGGGCCGATGGCAGTTCCGGCGGCACCGTCACCTTCGCCACGCCGCCCGGCGAGGGCGCGCAGGTGCTGCTGCGCCGGCGCCTGACCATTGCGCGCGTCACCGACTTCCAGCCGAATGGCCTGCTGCGCGCCTATACGCTGGATGACGAGCTGGACCGCCAGACAGCCGCCTTGCAGGAGGTTTCCGGGGATGTCGCCAACGCCATCCGCCTCGACCCCGGCGAGGCGGCGGCCCGGCTGCATCTGCCGCTGAAGACTGCCCGCGCCAACCGCGTGCTGGGCTTCGACGCGGTGGGCGACCTCGCGATCTTCTCGCGCGAGGACGCGACGCTTTCCGCCCCCTTCCCTGGCGGCATCCCGCGCTCGGTGGAGGACAAGCTGGCGGAGCGGCTTTCCGCGCGGGATTTCGGGGCGACGGGCGACGGCGTGACCGATGACGGCGCGGCCCTGCAGGCGGCGATGAACGCGGCGGCGATGGGCGGCAAGCAGCTGGTGATCGGCGAGGGCAGCTTCCGCACCACCATCCCGCTGGTGCTGCCGGGCGGCTCGCCGGGCCTGACCATGCGCGGCGCCATCCTCTATGACGGCCCCGCCGGGCAGGTGGCGCTCACTCTGGGCGACGGCGCCGGGGCACGCAACCGGAGCAAGGTCTATCGCGGGCTGCGCGTGCTGCGCGCCAGCATCGCCGACTGGAGCGACGAGGCCGATATCGGCCTCCTGCTGCGCAACCTCGACGCCTCGCTGGTGGAGATCCAGCAGGTCGAGGGCTTCACCATCGGCGCGCGCACGAGCGGCGAGGCCACCGGCTTCGAGGACAGCACGCTGAACCTGGGCCGCTTCGTGAACAACCGCATCGGCCTCGACATCCATACCGGCAGCGCCGCCGGCTGGAACAACAGCATCCGCTACCTGGGCGGCCACTTCGCCAATGCCAGCGGCACCCACACCACGCTGGACCGCTACGGCATCCGCTTCTCCTGCGAGCCGGGAGCCTATAACCGCCACAACGCGCATCTCTTCATCGGCCCGGCCTTCGAGCTGCAGCGCCAGGGCACCCCCGGCACGGTGAGCGCCATCCCCTTCCTCATCCAGGCGGGCGACGAGCGCGGCATCCTGGCGCGCGGCGTGCGGATGGAAGCGTGCAGCCCCTTTGTCGCGCGCCATGCGGGCGGGGCGAACGACTGCGTCTACGAGGTCTGCTACACGGGCACCTACGGCTTCGCCGGCGCGGCGGTGGATTATACGGGCACGGCCACCCGGGCCGGCGGCACGGCGATCCCGCTGCACCAGGCCGCGGCGGCGCACGAGACGCCCCGCCTCGTGGCGGCGGCGGAGAATGTGCGGCAGCGCGCCTTCCGCCAGACGGTGGACACGGATGGCGGCACCGGCTTCGAACAGATGGCGGTGCTGTCGGGCAACCCGAACAACGCGGCGCAGACCCTGACGGGCCTGGCCTTCGCGGGGCTCGGCAGCTTCACGCTGAACGCCGACAGCGTCGGCCTGCCGACCAGCCGCGCGCTGGCCTTCGTGGTGGATTGCAGCGACTGCAAGGAATTCTTCATCGCCGCCGAGGGCACGGCGCTGCGCCCGGTGGTGATGCAGTTCGACGCCGGCGAGAACGTTCTGCTGGACACGGCACCCGTGCTGTTCTCCAACATGAACGCCGTCTGGTCCGGCAGCACGGGCAGCGTCTCGCGCTTCTGGGAAGGCAACGTCAATCTCGACAGCCCCGTCTCCGGGCTGCTGCTCAACCGGCTGCAACGGGTGACGCTGAACGCGGCCGCGAAATACGCCGCCATCGGCGTGCGCGGGGGCGACGAGACGGCGGTGCTGAAGGCGCTGCGCCTCTACTGCCCGCCGCTCCACGCGCCGACGCTGATCTATGGCGGCAGCCGCAAATGGGGCACGCGGGAATACACGGTCACGGATACGGGGTGGACGGTGCCCTCGCTGGCCGCCGGCGCCACCACGGCACGCGATGTGACACTGCCAGGCGTACGGCAGGGCGATTTCGTGCAGGCAAGCTTTGCCAAGTCCTCCGGCTTCCAGACCGGCGGCGTGGTCTTCCTGTCAGGTGCCGGCGGCACGGCTAGCATCAACCAGGTACGGGTGACGGCGCAGAACATCAGCGGCGGTACCATCGAGGTCGGTGCCGGCACGCTCTACCTTCGCGCCGTCAAGCCACGGGTATGAGCATGCCGGGCCGGACATCGCCATGAGCAGCGACGGCATCCTCCCGCCGGAGGAACTCCACGCGGCGATCCGCCGCGTGGTCGCGGATTACGGTGCCTTCGTTGCGCGCGAGCCCATGCCGGGCGCGCACGAGGACCCGAAGGGCTTCGCCGCGCACCATGCCGCCGCGAAGACCGCCCTCGCCCATCTGGAGCATCTGCTGAAGCTGGCCCGCGCCAGCCTCGCCACGGCATCGGCGGGGGAGGACGTCCAGACCCTGCTCACCCAGGCCCGCGCCGAGATCGCGGCGGAAGGAGAGGATGACGACGGCCAAGACACGGGCGACGAGAGCGCCTGAACCACCCGGACATGCCCCCGGGCCGGACTTCCTGGAATTCGCCTGGGTCTGGAACGCCCGGCTCGGCCAGGCCACGCCGGGCATCCACCGCCGCATCGCGCGCTGGTTCGACGCGCGGCGCAGGGATGGCGACGGGCGGCTGCTGCTGATGGCCTTCCGCGGCTGCGGCAAGTCCACGCTGGTCGGGCTCTGGTGCGCCTGGACCCTGCTGCGCGACCCGCAGGCGCGCATCCTGGTCCTGGCGGCGGATGCGGCATTGGCCACGCGCATGGTGGCCAATGTCCGCCGTATCCTGACGCGGCACCCGCTCTGCGCGCATCTGCTGCCGGACGGCCCGGGCGAATGGGCCGCCGACCGCTTCACCGTGCGGCGCGAGGGCGCGCTGCGCGATCCCTCGATGCTGGCGGCGGGCATCCTGGGCAACATCACCGGCTCCCGCGCCGACGTGATCGTCTGCGACGATGTCGAGGTCGCCGGCAACTGCGACACGCCCACCCGGCGTGCCGAGCTGCGGGAACGGCTCGCGGAGACGGAGTTCGTGCTGACCCCCGGCGGCACGATCCTCTATGTCGGCACGCCGCATTGCGCGGAAACGCTCTACCTTCCTCCGGGTGATGAGCGCGCCTTCCTGCGCGGCTACCACCGCCTGCGCCTGCCGCTGCTGGACGCGGCAGGCCGCTCCGCCTGGCCGGAACGCTTCGGCATGGCGGCCGTGGCGGCGCTGCGCGAACGCGTCGGGCCGCTGCACTTCGCGCGCCAGATGATGCTGGAAGCCACCGAGGACGCGGCGGCGCGGCTCGACCCCGCGCTGCTGGTCCGCTACGGCGAGGAGACGGTCTATGCCGAGAGCGGCGGGCGCCCCGTCCTGTCGCTGCTCGGCCGCCGCCTCGTCTCCGGCGGCGGCTACTGGGACCCCGCCTATGGCCGCCCCGGCAGCGGCGATGCCAGCGTGCTCGCCGCGCTCTACGCCGATGCGGAGGGCAACCAGTACCTGCACCGCCTGGCCTATCTGACGCACGAGCCCGGCGCGCAGCCCGATCCCGCCACGCAGCAATGCGCCCGCGTCGCCGCCCTGGCGCGGGATCTCCTGCTGCCCGTGGTGCGGGTGGAGACCAACGGCATTGGCCGCTTCCTGCCCGCCCTGCTGCGGCGGGAGATGGCCCGTGCCGGCGCCGCCTGCACGGTGGTGGAGCAGTCGAATTCCCGCCCCAAGCGGGAACGCATCCTGGGTGCCCTGGACCCGGCCCTGGCCGCCCGCCGGCTGCACGCGCATGACAGCGTCTTCCGCACCGGCTTCCCGGCGGAGATGGCGGGCTGGAGGCCCGAGCTGGCGAACCAGCGCGACGATGCGCTGGATGCCGTGGCCGGCTGCCTGCTGGCCGAGCCGGTGCGGATGCCGGGCCAGGCCGCCGTGCCGCGTGGGCGTGGCTGGCACGGAAATTCCGCTTGACGATAGGAATAATTTCTTTTTAACCTCGCCGCATCAACGCCATTCCTGCGTCTCGCGCGCCTCACCTGCTCCGGGGTGTCCGCGACCGCACGTTCCGGCGGCTCGCACCGCACTTCCGCCCCTTACTTCCCCCGGCGCGATCCTGGACCGGCCCCCCCCCTGGGTGGTCGGCCTCGCCCGCGCGCCCTCTCCCAGCCCGAAAGGACCCCCATGGCCCGATCATGGACAGACGCCGCGTGCCCGCCGCGCGGCCCGGCCCGCACGCGTCCTGCACCTCGCCGCCAGAACCGCCATGCCGGCTGAGCCCCTCTTCCGCCATCTCGGGCGCCTGCTGCGGCGCGAACCCTGGTGGGCCGAGTTCTGGGCCGGCGCCGGCTGCCTGGTCTGGACGCTCTGGACCTTTCTGGCGGCGGTGGAGCCCGGTGCCCGCCCCACCTTCCGCCTGGCCACCTCCCTGCCGCTCCCCTTGGCCGACGAGCGCTTCTGGCAGGCCAGCGGCGCCGTGCTGGGGCTGATCCAGGTGGCCTCGCTGCTGGCCGACCACCGCCGCGCCCGCCGGGGCGCGAGCTTCCTCGGGAGCTGGTGGTGGACCACCCTGTTCCTGGCCCTGCTCCTCGCCGATCCCGGCGCCCCCGCCATGGCCCTCTATGCCGTGATGGCGGCGATCAACCTCGTCTCCCTGGTTCGCCTGCGGCCGGAGACGCCCTGA